CTTGAAGAGGCAGCTTGCGTTAAACTTAATTGTTCATAATTTTGTTTATATTCAAATTGTAATGTATCTGGCATGTACAAAGTAATTACTTGGCCAGTTCTTGTTGTTTTTTTATTAGTGTTACGAATAATGTCTCCACTTGATACAAGAGATTTAATGTTATTTCTATTAATCTCTTGAGAAGCTGCACCATTTGCATTAAATATATTTGCTTGTCCAAAAGGATTATTTAAATTTGATGCTACACCTGTGATAGATTTAAAAGTTCCTCTAACAGAACTTGCTAAATTGCCAATAGCACCGCCAGTTATATTGTTTACTTGATTAAAAGCATTTTGAACACCAGATGCTAACTCACCACCAAAATTACTTTTTATTGCTTGTGAAGCTGAATTTATTATATCATTTACAGAACCTTTTAAGGCTGAATTTGTAGCTTCAACAAAATTAGTTTGAGTTAAATTTTCATCTGATTGTGAACCTTGTTGTTTTTTAATGTATAAGACCATATAATGGCCTTTGTCAGTATTACCAATATCCAAAGGGTATCGTAGTGTTGTGGTGGCGTATTTGCTTCCTACAAGAGATTTTAAAGGTCCTTTAGTAGAGGAAAGATCTTTATTAAATTTAATGTCGCCGAAGCCGAATAATGGCATATGGAAGTCCTAAAAAGAGATAGATAGTATTTATGTCATATAAAGGATGGTTTAGTCCACGCAACCAAAACAAATACAAAGGCGATGCCAAAAACATTGTTTATCGGTCATCATGGGAACTTCGTGTAATGAAGTATCTAGATGAACAACCCAATGTTATCTGGTGGGCAAGTGAAGAGTTGCCAATACCTTATAAGTCTCCTGTGGATCAAAAAATTCATCGTTATTTTCCTGATTTTATTGCAAGAATTCGTCAGGTTGATAAAGAAATAACTGTGGTTATGGAAATTAAGCCATTTCATCAAACACAACTTCCAAAGCAGAAGCGTAAAACACAAAAGTTTTTACAAGAAGTTGCCACATATGCAATAAATCAAGAAAAATGGCGAGCTGCTGATTTATTTTGTAAAGAACATGGTTGGAGGTTTATGCTAATCACTGAAAAAGAACTGGGGCTTGGACTTTAAGATAAATAGCGTAATGGCTTATCTTATCAATCGTATCAAAGAATCACTTGCTAAAGAGGGTTTAAATCCAAGAACTCGTTTAGCGAGAGCATGGTTGCAACAAAAAGTAAAAGATTTAAAACCATCTCCTTCATCTCTGATTCGTGATAGGCAAAGATTAAAAAATAAGTCATTTATTGGAAAAATGTATTTTTACTATTATGATCCAAAAAGCAAAGATTCAATGCCATATTACGACAGGTTTCCATTGGTAATACCAATAGAACAATACTCAGACGGTTTCTTAGGGTTGAACTTACATTACATTCACCCAAGGCAACGAATCACATTATTGGACAAATTAAGTGATACAGCATCTAATAAAAAGTTTGATGAAAAAACAAAATTAAAATTAAATTATGATTATCTTAAACGAGCATCATCTGCTTTTGAAGCTATGCCATGCATCAAAAGATATCTTTACAACCATGTTACTTCACGATTTTTAGAGATATCTGCTGATGAGTGGGATATTGCTGCACTATTGCCAATGGAAACTTTTGTAAATGCTTCTGAAAGTAAAGTTTACGCCGAATCACGAAAGAAATTTTAAATGTCATTTTCACCAAATCTTTTCCTATCAAATATCCGTGGTAAAGATGGTCTTGCAAAACCATCACGATTTGAAGTTATACTTCCTATTCCAACTTATGTTAATGAATTTGTTGGTAATTCAGTTATTGAAAAAATATTAAACTTTCCAAATTCAATTTTTACTGATGTTACAAGTGCAATTAGCACAGCTTTTGGTCGAAAAGGCCAAGAAGATGATCAATCAAGAACTTCTAATGCTTCTTTATCTAGATATTTAGCACTACAATGTGAGGCAGCAGAATTACCAGGCAAAACACTTCAAACAGCTGATGTAAAAATTTATGGCCCTACATTTAAAGTACCATATCAAACACAATATAATGATACAAGCTTTACATTTCTTTGCACAAATGATTTTTTTGAAAGAAAACTTTTTGATCGATGGATTGAATCCATTCACCCATCAGATACAAATAATTTACGATTTTCAAAAGGAAATACTACAAGATATTTGTGTAATATTAAAATAATTCAATATGATGAATTTATTAAACAAATTTATGCAGTAGAATTAATTGACGCATTTCCAATAGGAATTGCGCCTCAATCTTTGAGCTGGTCAGAGGACGGTTTTCACAGATTAACAATTCAATTTGCTTATCAAAGATATAAAACGATTTATAATGGCAATTATGATCTTGCTGCTGCGGTCACTTCACTATTTGGAAGTGTGGCTGCAAGAACACTGCCTCTTGGTCGTGCTTTTTAAAATTAACTTAGCGAGGTTATCATGGCTTTACCGAAAATAGATGTACCAGTTTATGAACTTGAGCTTTTATCTTCTGGAAAAAAAGTTCGTTTTAGACCGTTTCTTGTAAAAGAACAAAAACTTTTATTAATGGCTTCGCAATCAGAAGATCCAAAAGATTCTTTAAATGTGGTAAGACAAATATCTAAAAATTGTATAATTGACAATATTGATATTGAATCTTTACCAGTTTTTGATTTAGAGTACATTTTTTTAAATTTAAGAGCCCGATCTGTAAATGAAGTTGTAAATCTGCAATATAAATGTAATAATAAAATAAAAGACGAAAAAGGTGAAGAGACAACTTGTGGATCTTTAGAAAAATTTGATATAAATTTGTTGGAAATTGAACCAATTAAAAATCCAAATCATAATAAAAAAATTATGTTAACGGATAATTTAGGTATAGTGATGAAATATCCAACATTTGAAATAGTGTCAAATTTAAAAAGCCAAACAGAAGAAGAAATATTAATTGAACTTTTAATAAGTTGTATTGATTACGTTTTTGATGGTGATCAACTTTACTATACAAAAGATGTTTCAAAAGAAGAAATTGTAGAGTTTATTGATAATTTGCAACAAAAAGATTTAGAAAAAATACAAAAATTTTTTGAAACGGCACCAAAAATTAAGAAAGATTTGAGTTTTAATTGCCGTAAATGTGGCTACAAAGAGAATATTATTTTAGAGGGTCTTCAAAATTTTTTCGTCTGACCCTTTCACACGATAGTTTAAATAATTATTATCAAACAAATTTTGCTATGATGCAACACCACAAATATAGTTTAACTGAATTAGAAAATATGGTGCCGTGGGAAAGGGAAATATATCTTACATTATTAATTAAATACTTGGAAGAAGAAAACGAAAAAATTAAAATGAAACAAAGGGCAAAAAAATAAATGGCACGTTTAGCCGATATTTACAAACAAGAATCTAAAACTGGTGGTGGAGTAAGCTCTGCCTTAGGAAAAAGATTAGCAGAAAAAATTGATCCACGACAAATATTTGATCAAAGTGGATTAATTACTGCTATGTTTCCTTCTCTTAAATCTTATAGTGCAATAAAACCAAGTGGCGGTGATTCACTTAAATCTAAAATAACACCAACTGCACAACTAGATTCTGGTGCTCTAACAGATGTTGCTGTTGCAACTAAAATGACTGCAAAAAATACAATGGTTCTTCCAGCGATGGCAAGAGATATGAATTTGATGCGTCAAAATATTGCAAAGGTTGTAAAACTTCAAGGTGGTGCTGCTGCAACAAAAGGCGATATGTTTTTTATGCGAGCAAAAGAAAGAGAATCAATATTTGAATCTGCATTTTCTAAACTAAGAGGTAAAGCTGGTTCTGTTGGATTGCCTGGTCCTTTGGGCGGAACAAAAAGAGATGGCCAATCAAAATCTACTGCATTGTATGTAGAAACCGTAGGATTGTCTGACACATTACTTGGTGCTTTAGGTGGTGCTGCAGCAGGAGCTGTTGGCGGAAAATTATCTGGTGCTTTGGCTAAAGCTTTGCCTTTTTTAGCATCTGCTACATTACCAATTTTAGGAATTGCTGGTCTTGCTGGACTTTTATATTTTCTCATAAAAAAAGATTCTGGAGAAGCTGAAACAGTAGACAAAATGGAAAAAGGTGGTGGATATACTCCTGAACAAGGAGGTCGAGCAGAACCAACCACACCACAAGCATCAGATGAAGAACTGAAAAAAGTCCGTGAAAGCATGAGATCATCAGAAGATCCCGCAATCCGAGCAGCTGCGGCTGAGCTAGATCGCAGAGATGCAGTTAAAGCCTTACCTGATGAAAGTGAAGCAGAAAAAAGAAGATTAGGACTATCTGTATCACCAGAAATTTCAACAACGCCAACTCCTGCCATAACTCCTACAACTGAATCAATACCATCAAATGTTGTAGTAAGTGGATCTGGAGAAGCTATTAGGACAGGGTCTGGTGGATATGTAACGTCTGGAGAACCATCAACAGCTCCAACACCAGCTGCGCCAACTTCACCAAAAACTCCATCAAAAGTTTCTCAATCAGGAATTGAGGGTGCTATCAAAATGGCTTTAGCACAAGAAGGTATTAGTGATGAAAAAACTCAATTAGCCATTATGGGAAATATTAAAAAGGAATCTGGATTTAATCCAACATCTGAAAATTTAAATTATTCTTCTTTAGAAAGATTAAGAACAGTTTTTCCAACAGCTACAAAAAATTTAACAGATGAACAAGCTTCACAATATTTAAAAAATCCTGAAGGTTTAGCAGAATTAGTATACGGTGGAAAAATGGGTAATAGCCAACCAGGAGATGGATTTAAGTATCGTGGCCGAGGTTTTATACAATTAACAGGTAAAGATAATTACGCTAAAATGGGCGCAGCGTTAGGAGTTGATTTAGTAAATAATCCTGATTTAGCAAATGATCCTGTGATTGCAGCTAGAATTACAGCAAGATATATGAAGGATGCTAAATTACGAAATAGTTTTTCAACACAAGAAGAAGCTAATCGTGCAGTAACTCAAGCTATCGCTGGACCAAGAGCAAATTTAGACAGAGGAATTCATGCTCAAAATTTAGCTAAAGTAAATATGTATACTACTCAAATGGCAGGTGGTGGTGCCGGAAGTGCTGGTGGAGTTGGTGGTTCTTCAGCAACTTTAGCTTCTGCTACACCTTCTTCAAAAGGAGCGGCTGTTACTGCAGCATCAATGGCCGTTGCTGAAGGTCAACGAGCATCTTTAGGTGGTGCTGGTAGTGTTGTTGTTGACAATTCACAAAGAACTACGGTAGCATCAGCAGCATCATCAGGAAAACCAGCATCTGCATATGATAAAGATATTGTTGATGCTTTGATGTCATCTAGTTACGCATAAAAACCCCGGCACGAGGCCGGGGTAGCACTTGCATGGCATGGGTTAGAATCAGTTAGATTCCGCAAGGGATTTAAAATAATCCAAATCTTCATCTTCTTCACTCATAGATTTATCAATGATAGATGTGTCAGCAGTTACATCAGCTGCTTTAGATTTAGATACAGGTGCAACTCCATCAAAACCTAGTGCTTTGTCCAATCTTTGTTTCAATTGGTCATAAGTTTTAAAGTTCTTACGCTCAAGAAATTCTTTGAGACTATACTCTGTTTTCCAAAGAGCCTCAAGTTTTTCATCATCACCATCAAAGAGTGCAGATTTATCAGCAAACTCTGATTTATCATAGTTACGATAACCTTCAACATTACGAATTTTAAGTTTGAAGTTAGCACCTTCCCATAAATCAAATGGATTAATTGGTGTTTCATCAGCAAATTCAGGATTCATAGCCTCTGTAATCTTATCAAAGATTTTCTTACCAAACTTAAACAGTTTAATTTGACCTTCATTTGATTTATTTGCTGGGTCAGAAACAATCAAAACATTGGCGATATAAGATAATTTGCGTTTTTGTTTTCGAGCAATGTCTTTATTTGCTTCAATGCCAGAATTCCATAATGTATTGTTATGCTCACACACTGGACATTTTTCATTTAGTGTTGTCAAGCAATTATCAATTAACCAACCGCCTGGTCCTTGGAATCCATGTGAGAATACACGAACCCATGGCAGAGCATCATCACCATCAACCTGAGGTGCAGGCAGAAAGCGAATTACTGCCATACCATTACCAGCTTTATCTACTTCTGGTTGCCAAAAACGAGTATCATCTTTAGAACCACCTTCGTTGGTTTGGTTTGTTGCTTCAATTGCTTTGGTAAGTTTAGAGAGGTCAGAACGACCACGCTTTAGATTTGCAAAACTACTCATAGTATTTCCTTTCGTATAACGGTATATGAACGATGTATAAACGACTTATCCACAAAAACATATTATATCATTTATTTAGTCACAAGTCAAGCTTTTATTAAGGTAAATTTTTTTATCATTTCTTTATAATTTTTTTAAGTATAAGTTTGTATTTTGTATCTTCTGGCAAAAATGGCATTAATTTTTCTACTTTGGTTTTAAACATGGGCCATCGAATGGTATCTGAAATCTCTTTTGACCAATTCTTCATAAATGGTAAAATTTTGGCCAACATTGTAAAGCTTTCAATATGTATTTCCTTGCGAAGCGTCTTTGTAAGTAATATTGGATAATCTCCGTCATTCACCTTTAATACAGCATTTGGATCATCATGGCCATTAAATACTTCCTTACAATCATTTTCAAAAACATACGAAAGCGATTGAAGAATTCGTTGATGTTCACGAAAATTCACTTCTGCGGTATCACTTAATAAATCACCAACCCACAATGTTTCTTTTGTAAGCAGATTTGCAACAATAAACGAAATCAATTCATCACGATTGCTAAACTTGCGTGATAGTTTATAAAAATGATATTTGTCTTTACGATTTTCAAATGCTGTGATACTTATGTTTGTCTTGCCATTATAATGAAAGAAATCATAATTATCTTTGGCGAAATGAAGTTTGAGGGATTCATAAAGACCGAAAGCCTCGTACCCTGTCATATTGGAAGTCTAGAACCTTTTTCTTTTAATAAATTTAAATCCATGGCATTGTTAGCTAATTTTGATTTAAGATTTGAATTTACTAACGATGCTGCCACTTCAATCTCTAAACCAGTTTCTTTACAATACTGAACAATTGCTTCTATGTAATTTAAATCGGTGTTTGCTACTAACGCATCAATTGCTTTTGCAAATTTTCCCATTTCATCTTTTGTAGGCATTACCTGTCACTCACATTAGGTTTTGTTTCAAATGGCCAGTTATTTTGTGGAATTTCTGAGAAATCAGAATTTAATTGTTCGTCAGTTGCAATATATGAATCGTCATCGTCATCAATAAAATCTAACTGACCACGAAAATGAAAACCACACCCACGCAAAAAGTTTTCAAATTCTTCAATAATTGTTCCTAAAGAACCAGAATTAAATTGAACAGTCCTTTTTGCATCTACGTTAGTGGCAAATGGCATTGGTTCATCTTCACAAATAAAAGTAAATTTAGACATAATATAATTCTTTCAATTATCGTTTAGTTGGTGTTTGTTGCACTACACTATGTGATTGCGCTGATGCTGCAAATGCTACACAAATAATATCATCACTCTTTACATATGAGCAACGAACTGAAAGCGGATCAATACCTTTTGTAATTGCATTGTTCATATTTTCTGCCATTAAACTACGATCATGTATGTGATACCAACCAATACAAATTACGGCAGTTAAAAATAATAATGTAATACAAATTATAGGCACATTATCACCCTTTAGTTTATCAGTTAACTTATCCAATTTTTCATGTCCTTTCGTATGTAAAAAATATGGCGGCCAATTGTTGTAAGATGTTCCATGTTTCTCCATTTAGGATTTACATAATCGGCATGATAAAACAAAGCACCTTTTGATGGGTCTTCAATTTTATCGTGATTTGCATATACATAAACCGCTAAGTTACGAATATTATTATACAACGGATTTGAATTGTTTGTCAAGGCTTTTGCTGTTGATATTGCCTTTGGTCTGTCTTCACACCACCAAGAAAATTGACAAACACCATTGATTTTTTGTTTTACAACACCGCAAATATCGTCTTTGAAGTAACCTGATTTAACTCGATTAATTGTAACAAATGCCACTGCCATTTGGCCTTTTGTGGGTTCATGTGCCGATTCGAAATAAATGTTTTCTGCTAAACACTCTATTTGGTGTTTAGCATCCGATGACATAAAAGCGTAATATGCTTTATATGGTATTTTTATTACCGATGTTAATGTAAGTGAGGTAAATCCTATAATTAATGCAATCAAACTAATTGTGAAAAGCACTATTGCTCTTTTCATAATTTCTCCTTAATTGTTAGGGGACGGCCGAAGCCGTCCTTGTCCCATCAGGTAGATTTTTTAGTTGTTGTTTTAGTATCTACGGTTATGTTTGAAACGAAATTATTCAAAGTCGCTGCTTTGGCGATAACTTCTGATTCAGAGGGAAATGGTGGATACCCTGGATGTTTCGGTGGGTCTTCACCTTTGAGTTTGGCAGTATCACAATCTACTGACCATTGATTGGCGATTTGTTCACGTTTGCCATAATAATCGTCATTGAGCATATCTCTCGCCATCTTGAGTAGCTCTAGCCGTATTTCAAAGGGCGTCATATTAGACATAATTTTCTCCTGTGTGTTTGTGTGTTTACCAGCGGATGTGTGTATGCTGGTTACTTATTTAGTCCCATAAATTTCTGTAATAGCGACCAAACAGTCTTAGACCGTTTTGAATTCTTTCATTATGTTTATCATAACCTTCTTTATCAAATACTGCGGTGTGATTGGAGCCATGTTCCAAAGAATACATTTTTGGCTCACCCTTTTCGTCCCACTCACACGGCACAGATTTTACATCTGAATTGCCTGAATGAAATTGTGCATCATTGTCATCATCAACTAATTGCTCAAAAGCCCAAATCATTTCATCCATTACCCATTCAAATCGTTTGAAATGATTGGCATCGGTGTCCCATTCATTTTCTTTTGGTGGTGCTGATGTGCTACGCAATTCTTCTGGTACATCTTCATCATCCACAAAAGGTGCGCCATGATTTGTTTCTTTTAATTGTTTGAGCATTGGCAAAATAATAAGTGCCAATGTGTGATCCATTGACCAAGTGTCCCATCGGTCAATATTAACTTTGATAGTTCGTTTGCGTTTCGATTCAATCCAATGGCAAAGTTTAGTCAACCAAGAGGAGTTTCCATTTTTGTCTTGAGTTAACCATTCACCAAAACCGTGAACATACTTGTCATACGCTTTGGTATATTCATGTGTTGTCTTATTGTATTTTGGAATGAAAAATAGGATCTTCTCGGCTATTTGATATGGCCCAATCCAATTTTTATAAGGTCCGATTTTTACTTTCATATTCTCACAGGTTCATAATGAATACGGTGGGACAAGCCCACCATATTTTTACTTCTTTTTTTCGTCTTTTTTGACTTCAGCTTTCGGAGCGTCTTTCTTTGGCTCTTCTTTCTTCGGTGCATTA